TGATTAAGAATTCACGTGAACAACATCGAATTAAGGGAACAGCAGCGGCAATCAAACGTGCACTAGAACCCTTTGGCTACGAAGTAAAGTTGATCGAATGGTTTCAGGCTGTGCCGAATTTAATACCAGGTACTTTTAATCTAGAGCTGAACATCATTGGTAAAAGTTTAAATGCAGAAACATATGCTGAAATTAATCGCTTGGTTTACGAATCTAAAGCAGCATCTCGGCATTTAGCAAACCTTACCGTAACAATTAACCCAATTTTAACGATACGCAATCTTATTGTGCATCAAACAGCATTAACGTATATAAGTGAGCCGAGGTCATAATGGCTGAATATCATAATGTCACAACTAATTTAGGCGATGCTGAAATAGCAAATGCTATCGCCACTAATACAAAGTTGAATATCACTCATATTGCTTTTGGTGATGGTAACGGTTCAGTACCAACGCCAAATAAGGCACGAACATCTTTAGTTCGTGAAGTTCACCGTCAAGCTGTTACTAAGTATGAACGTCACGCAACAAATGCAAATTGGATTGTGATTGAAACGATTATTCCATCTGGGGTTGGTGGCTTTACAATTCGTGAAATGGGCATCATTGCAAATGGAAAGTTGATTTCACATGGTTCACATGCACCTTTTGAAAAAGTAGCTGATCCTAGTGGTGTGAGTGAATATAGATTGCGTTTTGTCCAAGATATTACAGATGCATCTGTTGTATCAATTATTCTTGATCAGTCGCTTATTTATGCATCTCAAGCATGGGTCGAAGAAAACTATATTAAACGTACTGAGATTGTAGATAATTTAATTACTGCTGATCCTAATAAGCCGTTGTCCGCAAATGCTGGTAAATCCTTACAAGATGGTAAGTTGGGTAAAAATGATAATGCTGTAAGTGCAACTAAATTACAGACAGCTCGAACTATCGGTGGTGTAAGTTTTGATGGTACAACAAACATCAACTTGCCCGGTGTTAATGCTGCTGGTACTCAGTCAACTACTGGCAATGCTGCTACAGCTACAACAGCCACAAACTGTAGTCGATCTATAGTCGCAGGAAACGGCCTAAGCGGCGGTGGCGATCTTACGGCAAACCGAACCGTAACGCTTGGTACACCAACTAAAATTACATCATCAAGCACAAATAGTGTAACAACAACAAGCCACACGCATGAAATTGATAATGCATCTACGAGTGTTGCAGGCGTTGTCCAACTCAACAATACGCTAACAAGCACTAGCAGCACACAAGCTTTAACTGCGGCGCAGGGTAAAGTTTTGAATGATGCTTTAGATGTCGCTATATCCGACTTAGATGTATTACTCTACTCTCCAATTCCATATTCTAAATTGATACCACCTAACGGTTTTTTAGCAATGATGGGACAAGATATCGTTCAGAGTATTCACCCAAAATTGTATTCAATATATGGTGCTAAGCTACCAGATTTACGTGCATACACAATCCGCGGTTTAGACCATGGCAGAGGTATAGATATTGGACGTGAAATTTTGAGTGAACAAGGGGACGCTATTAGAAATATTACAGGTGACGCACCCGGCGGGTCAGATGCAAGAGTGCCTGCATCTTCATATACTGGCGCTTTTTCTCTAAGTAGTAAACCAGCTGGTAAAATTTCAACAGGTGAAAATTGGGGCTTACTCACAGCAAAATTTGATGCATCGCGAGTAGTGCCAACTGCCAATGAAAACAGAGTTAAAACCATTGCATTTTTATATATAGTGAAGGCTGGATAATATGATTAATCTAGAAGAAGATAAAATAATTACCGCTTACTCTTTTGATGAAAATAATGTTTATTGTGGGCGTTTTGAATATCACTGGGCCACAGGTACTGGATTAGCAACTAATAGTACAGATATCGAACCACCTAAATTTTTAGAAGGTTTTATTCCTGTATTTATCAATGACGTTTGGGAAATACAGCAAGATCATCGTGGAAAAGTAGTTTATTCAATAACAGATCAATCTGAAATCAAAGTTGACTATGTTGGCGAAATTAAAGATGCTTTTACAGAATCAAGACCAACTTCAATATTTGATACATGGAATGGTACGGCATGGATCGACTCACGCACAGAAGAAGAAAAACTCGCATACAAACGTTCACAATATCCAAAACTCACACGTTATCAGTTTATGCGTGGCTTACTTGAAATGGGCTTTAAGTCATCAGACATAGAAGCTCAAATCATGCTAATTGAAGATGAATTTACACGTGAATTAACAATGATCGGTTTTAAAGATGCAACAAACTTTGTTCGGACAGACATCAGCATTGATGTTATGCGTGACATTCTTGGGAAAACAGATTTAGAAATTGATGAGTTTTGGGAGCTTTGTGTGACTTTTTAACGAGTATCTACTTTGTAAAACCCACTTAATACAAGCCCATGCACTTGGGCTTTACTAAGACCCATGCAAGCCTGTTTACTGAAATAAAACCTCAATAAACAGGCTTTTTTATGGCAGAAACATACCATCACGGACTGCGTGTCGTTGAAATCAACGAAGGTACACGTCCGATCCGAACCATTGCCACTGCTGTTCAAGGACTCATTGCCACTGCAGAAGATGCAGATGCAACCGTTTTCCCATTGAATACGGCAGTGCTCATTACAAACACCCAAGCTGCAGTTGCAAAAGCCGGTACCAACGGCACACTAAAAACAGCACTGCAAGCAATGGCCAACCAAGCCAATTCAATTTGCGTCGTGGTACGTGTTGCAGCTGCTGAAGATGAAGCAGCACAAACAGCAAACGTCATTGGTACCGTAGACGCTACTGGTAAATATACCGGTGCAAAAGCATTGCTATTAGCGAAAGCAAAACTAGGCGTACAGCCACGCATCATTGGTGCACCCGGTCTGGACACCCAAGCCGTTGCCACTGAACTTGCAACCATTGCAAAAAAACTTCGTGCCTTTGCCTATGTCTATGCATGGGGATGCAAAACCAAAGAAGAAGTGGTTGCCTATCGTGATGCGTTTGCAGCGCGTGAACTCATGGTGATTTGGCCAAACTTCGTGGCATTCAATGTAGACACAGCACAAACCGAAACTGTACCTGCAGTTGCAGTGGCGATGGGCTTACGTGCCAAGATCGACAACGAAATCGGTTGGCATAAAACCCTGTCAAACGTTGCAGTCAACGGTGTTACCGGTATCGATACTGATGTGACTTGGGACCTTCAAGACCCTGCAACCGATGCTGGCTATCTCAACAGCAACGAAATTACCACCCTCATTCAGCATGACGGCTTCCGTTTTTGGGGCTCACGTACCTGTTCAGACGATCCACTCTTTGCTTTTGAAAACTACACACGTACAGCACAGATCATGGCTGACACGATTGCAGAAGCACACATGTGGGCCATTGATAAACCAATGCACGGTTCATTGGTCAACGACATGTTGGAAGGCATCAAAGCCAAACAACGTGAATGGACACGCCTAGGCTATCTGATCGGTGGCGATGCTTGGTATGACCCAGAGCTAAACTCAAAAGACACGCTCAAAGCCGGCAAATTGTATATCGACTATGACTATACCCCAGTGCCACCGCTTGAAGACCTTACCTTCCGTCAGCGTATTACAGACAGCTATTTGGCTGACTTCGCTTCAACGATCACTGCATAGGAGTTGATGCATGAGCCTTCCTCGTAAACTCAAAAATATGAACCTATTTAACGAAGGTGAAAGTTACTTAGGTGAAATTAAAACGGTCGTATTGCCAAAGCTCACACGCAAGATGGAAGACTATCGCGGTGGTGGTATGAACGCACCCATCAAAGTGGACATGGGTATGGGCGATGATGGTCTTGTACTTGAATCCACTTTTGGTGGCTTAGACCTGCTTACCTTGCGTCAGTTCGGTATGGAAAAAGTCGACGGTGTATATATGCGTTTCGCTGGTGCTTATCAACGTGATGACACAGGCGAAGTCGATGCAGTGGAAGTCGTGGTTCGTGGTCGTCATGAAGAAATTGATGGCGGTGACTCTGAACCAGGTGAAGACACTGAACACAAAGTCGTGACCAACTGTGTTTATTACAAACTCACAGTCAACGGCAAAGTTGAAATCGAAATTGACGTGCTTGGCTTCAAAGAAGTTGTAGATGGCAAAGACCGTCTCGAAGCACAACGTAAAGCAATCGGACTATAAGTTTTCCTACCCTTGCATGAACAACGTTTTGTGCAAGGTTTTTTTAATTTGTCTCTTTTAGGAATGCGACATGAATACTCAAGATCAAGACTTAAATCAGCAACTGATTCAAAACCCGAACCAAGAAACCGTTCAGCTTGAACAACCGATTCAGTTTGGTGGCAATACCATTACTGAAATCACCATCCGTAAACCAAATGTCAAAGCGTTAAGCGGTGTCAGTTTACAAGCCATCTATCAGCACGATGTAAACGCATTAATCAAAGTGTTACCACGTGTCACCACGCCAGCATTAACGCCACAGCAAGTGCTTGACCTAGATCCAGTGGACTTCGCACAACTTGGAGGTCACTTGGTCACTTTTTTGTACCCACAAGCAGTACAGAAAGCGATCAAAGAGGATCAGCAATAAAACTGGTCGATGACGTAGATGAAGCAATTGCCAATATTGCTTGCATCTTCCATTGGCCACCCAGCGCATACGATGACATGGACATCACCGAATTAAGTAAATGGCATCACCATGCGCTCAAGCGTCATCAAACCACTGTATAAAAGAGTCCACCAATGTCAAAACTAAAATTAGAAGTCCTATTTAATGCTGTTGATAAAGTATCTGGACCCATCAAAACAATCATTGGTGGCTCTAAAACTATGGCAGATGTTTTGAAAAAAACGAATTCAGAGTTGAAGGGACTAGAGTCACAACAACGCAAAATCTCAGGTTTTCGTCAACTAACAGAGCAATCTGAAAAAACAGCACAGGCTTTGGCGAAAAACAAACAAACCATTTCTGAATTAAAAGCAGCACTCAAAATCAATCCTGAAGTTCAGGAAAATGTCACGGCACTGGCACGTGCTGAAGCTGCACATAAACGCCTGATGGGTGTGCAGAAAAGCCAACGTACAGAATTGACTGGCATGGCACAGGAATTCAACAAAGCTGGTATTCAGATGGATCGGTTGAATGATGAAGAATCAGATCTAAAAAATAAGATTCATTTGACCACAATGGAACTGAACAAACAAAAAGAAGCCCTTTCACGTCATGAAAAGGCTCAAAAAAAATATGAAGAAATGCAAACGCGCATGAATAAAGCCAGTGAATTAGCCAAGAAGGGATTGGCTGTAAGTGCAGTTGCTATTGCTGGTATGGGATATTCACTTAAACAATACGAAGATGCTGAAGATGCTGCAATGGGGCTACGTGTATCTATGATGCAAGCCAATGGGCAAGTAGCCAAGGAATATGGCGAAATCAATAAATTGGCGAATAGCCTTGGAACAAAATTACCTGGTACAACAGCTGACTTCCAAAACATGATGGCTGTACTTATCCAGCAAGGTATTTCTGCCAAAGCAATTCTCGGTGGCGTAGGTGTGGCAGCTGGTTATCTTGGTGTCCAAATGAAAATGCCATTCGAAGAAGCTGCTGAATTTGCCGCGAAGATGCAAGATGCAACTAAAACAGCAGAAAAAGACATGCTTTCTCTAATGGACGTAATCCAAAGAGGTTACTACTTAGGGGTAGATAAAGGCAATATGCTTCAAGGATTCTCTAAAATCTCAGCTGGAATGAAAATTATTAAGCAAGAAGGCTTAGAGGGTGCAAAAGCCATGGCACCGTTGTTGATTATGGCAGATCAGGCAGCGATGGCTGGCGAAAGTGCTGGTAATGCGTTCAGTAAAATCTTTAAGTCCATGATGGATACAGATGGAATTAAAAAAGCGTTAAAGGACAGCAAGACTGGACTGACCATGGATTTCACAGATGGTAAAGGTGAATTCGGTGGTCTAGATAATATGTATAAACAGCTAGAAAAACTAAAAGGTTTAAGCACTGAACAACGACTGCCAATTTTAAGTGCTATGTTCGGCAACGATGCAGAAACTATCCAAGCGACCAATCTGCTAATTGACAAAGGTAAGGCAGGATATGATGAAGTCGTTGCTAAAATGCAGGCGCAAGCAGACTTACAAACTCGTGTAAATGCCCAGTTAAGTACACTTAAAAATTTAAAAGATGCTGCTGGTGGTACTTTTACCAGCTTACTTGCATTGTTCGGTGAACAACTTGCACCACAGTTCAAGTCAATGATCACTGGTTTTACGAACATTACAGAAAATGTTACTGCTTGGGCTCAAGCTAATCCAGGCTTGGCTAACACGATTGCAAAAGTGGCAGGCGGTGCTGCACTTTTGATTGGTGGACTATCTGCAATTTCAATGGGCTTAATTACTGTCGTTGGTCCAATCATGGTTGTAATGAAGTCCTTACAAGCTATGGGACTAGTAATGAGCCTTGCAGCAAGTCCTATCCTAGTTGCATTAGGTTTACTTGCTGTAGCTGGGTACATGCTTTACAAGAATTGGGATGAAATTGTTAGTGGTTCAAAGTTAATTTGGCAACAATTGTCAGGTTATGTGAGCCAAAAATTAGAGTCAATCTCTGGTTACATCACGACAAAAATGGAAGCAGTATCAGGCTACTTTAGCGAAAAGTGGAATGCTATCAAATCATTGTTTAGTGGCGGTCTATCAGGCATATCAGCACTGATCATCAATTGGAGTCCAATCGGACTGTTCTATTCAGCCTTTGCGAGTGTATTAAGTTGGTTCGGCATTGATCTTCCAGCAAAGTTCACTGGCTTTGGTGCCATGATTTTAGAAGGACTCAAGAACGGTATTTTATCCAAAGTCAATGCCGTCAAAGATGCCATTACAGGTGCTGTCAGTGGCGTGATTGATAAAGCCCGCGGCATTCTAGGCATCCATTCACCTTCACGTGTCTTCATGGGCATTGGTGGCTATACCATGCAAGGCATGGCCAACGGTATTGCCAATGCCAATGGATTACCAATTGCAGCAACATCCACCGCCACACAAGGTGTGGTCAATACTGCGGCCCAAACCAAGCCAGTCAAACCCATCAATGTTGGTCGCAATAACCCACGTTCATATATCAGCCAAGATACAATTCAAGTCACTATTCAAGTCAAAGATGGATCCGTGGTCAAAGGAACGGCTGAAGCAATGCGTCAGGAACTCCAGCGAGTGGCTGAAGAACAGCAGATGAAAAAACGTAAATTTTTAACAGACACGGAGTAAAGACACATGATGATGGCTCTAGGCTTGTTTGTCTTCTCATTACGAACAGCGTCATATCAAGAACTGCAACGTGTCACCAATTGGCGACATCCTTCCAATAGCCGTGTCGGAGACTCCCCTGCTTATCAATTTATTGGTAAAGGTGAAGATGTCATTACACTTAAAGGCGTGATTTACCACGAATTGACAGGAAGTCGCGTCACATTAGACATGCTCAGACAAATGGGCGATACAGGCAAGGCATATACCTTAATTGAAGGCACAGGCAAGATTTATGGCCTAGTCATCATCAATGATTTAGATGAAACCAAAACCTATTTCTTTAAAGATGGTGCAGCGCGAAAAACTGAATTCACTTTAAAACTGACCATTGTACGTGATTGGCAACCGACCTTATTAGGCACCCTGATCGGCATGGGTGTTGGCGCACTGAATAGGATTCTATAATGCTGAATAAAGTCATGAACGTCGTTGGTACGGCATTAAATTCTGTTGAAAAAATGACGGAATATCCTTACCCCATTTTTCGAGTTGAAGTCGATGGTGTCGATATCTCATCCCTTATGGCTTCACGTTTAATGTCTTTAAGCATCAAAGACAATCGTGGTCTTGTGGTAGATTCAGTGGACATCGAATTGAATGATGCAGATGGCATGCTCAGTATTCCACCCAAAGGTGCCATTATTCAGGTGTGGTTAGGTTGGTCCAATACTGGTTTATTTGACAAAGGCAAATACAAAGTCGATTCCACATCCCATCGTGGAGCACCAGATGTGCTCAGTATTTCTGCCATGGCCAATGACGTGTCAGAAGGTTTAAAACAAAAGCGTGAACGTAGCTGGAGCGACAAAACCATTCAAGAAATATTTGAAAAAGTCGGTGCTGAATATGAACTGAAAGTCATTGTTCATGAAAAATTCGCATCGAAAAAGATCAAATACATTGCCCAGAATGAATCTGATGCAAATCTCATCACACGTATTGCCGATGAAAATGACGCAATAGCCACTGTAAAGAATGGACATTTGATTTTATTACCACGTGGTGCAAGTACAACAGTTTCAGGTTTAGCCTTACCCCGTGTGCAAATCACCAGGAATAAGGGCGATCAGCACAACTACACCAATGGCACAGGTACGGACAATATCACAGGCGTCAAAGCCTATTACTACACCGAAAACAAAGCCAAAAAATTGCATGTCGTAGTCGGCGACAGTGAAGACAACATGAAAGAGATCCGCTATGTGCATCGGGATAAAACCACCGCTGAACTGGCAGCAAATGCTGAATACAATCGCTGTAAACGTACTGCCCAAAAACTGACATATACCTTGGCTTTTGGTGATCCAACCTTAATCCCTGAACAGGAATTTGAATTTATTGGCTTAAAACCTGAAATTGATGACATTATCTGGTTAGGAACAAACGTCACCCATTCACTCAATGACAATGGCTTCACCACATCAGTTGAACTTGAAGTGCAGCTGCCCGATGCCGATGATGTATCGACCCTGTTTGAAGGCAAAGAAGAAAAGACTGAAGAAGAAAAAGAAAAGTCCAAAACCAAAAAGCGCACTGGTAAAAATTATGCAGATTATACCGGTGTCATTGCCTATTACAGCGAAGGTGGCAAGTCAGTCAAAATCACCTCAGGTGATCAAAGCAAGCCATTAAAGTTGACTCACGTCTACAAATCGAAAAAGACCGCGAACAATGCCGTAAAACGTGAACAAGAAAAAATAGACAAAGCCAAAAAATAAGACAAAAAAAATCCTGACTTTGGGGTGGAGTCAGGATGAAATGGGTAAAAACAAAATAACGATATTTAATAACTTTTACAACAGAAACTTTAGATATAACGTAATTTTGTTGTATATTTGTTGAATATTATTTATTCAGCAGAGGCAGCAAAAAAAATGTCTAAACCAGGACGTACAATAAGTAATAAATGCCCTCATTGCGGCGAATCTCTTTGGATCCGTTCAAGTGAACAAGTCGATCCACTTTTAAAACGCTTATACGGTCAATGCACCAATTTACATTGTGGTTTTACAGCTCAAGGCTTCCTGACATGGGATGCTGAACTCTCCCCATCTGCAATGCCGAATCCTAACATTCATCTTCCTAAATCCGCAGCAAAACAAAATAAAGAGGTGGCATGTGTCTGACCCCATCGACCGCGCACAAGAAAACCAACTAAACCAAGTCAAAGTAAAACCACGTGATTACAGCGCACCATCACTGTCTGAATGTGAAGAATGTGGCAATGACATTCCACCAGAACGACAAAAACTAGGTGCAGTCACTTTATGCATTGAATGCAAGACCAAGGAAGAACGTCATGCCAGTCATTATCGCTGAACCATCAGATCCAATCGAATGCCCCTGCCCTGAATGCACATCACAAGATGAATAAACAAAGGAAAATAAAAAATGGACCAACAAACTGCTATGATTTTAATTGTTGTAAACCTATCGGCTGCCGTGGTAATCATCATCTGGTACTTGTTCGACCGCTATACCAAACGCATTGAAAGCTTAATTCGGCAAAATAACAAACCAAGCTGTGCATTTATTCAAGCGCAAACCAAACGTAAAGGATAAAAATATGTGGCTCTATCCTTTTTTAGTAGGTGCAATTGTTGGTGTTTGTGCAAGTGCTTTATTATTTCTGCACACAGTAGGCTGGTTTTAAAAAAACGGTTATAATAACAACAGGATGACAGCAAAATAATCAATATGCTGTACGTGGCGTGACACGTTTTTCAGCTCCAATAAATAAGCCCCTTTCGGGGCTTTTTTATTTAACTGCTAGATTAAACTCTTTCTCATACCTTTTAGCTTGAGAAGGTGTGAAATCCTTATCTAAACGCATCAAAAATAGACCTTTTTTATACATATATTGATTTAACATCGGTGCATTCAAAGTAATATTTTTTATGTAGGTATAACGTCTATTTAAATCAGCTACATTTTTAAATCCTTCAATAGTCCCGCCCTTGTATTCGGTTGGATCTAAATCATTAATTTCCTCTTCATTTTCTTCAGAAAAATCATGTGGATCTATACGTTCATCGGCCCAACTTATCTTGGACACATATTGATTAGGTCTACCAAGCTGTTTATTAGGATCATCTTCTTCGTCAAATACATATAGTGCACCGACATTATCTGCAACAGCCATATCTAAAAAAATAGCTTCTGCTGACTTAGCAAAAGTTGAATTACCTATGAGAGCAAAAGTAATTGCTAATAAATACTTATACATTCTGAATTCGCCATTTAAAATGCGGTTATAAAACTATAAATAAACCAATCACCATAATTATTCCAGCTATCCAAAGCATAGCTTTAAATAAAGTCCAAGCTCCATCATACATATCAGAATCATTATCAGACTTTTTATAGGTATTCTGTTTGGAATAAGATAGACCTGTACCAGGAATACCAACAGTCGTACGAGTGCCTTTTTTACCTACACTAACTCGTGCACCCTTCACACCAGCTGACACACTACTAATGCCTTTTTTACTGATATTTAGTTTTACTCCGGGAGCAACCTTAAAACTTTTTCTAAAATTAAAACCCATGATTTATTCCTAATAGCTTTTTTATTATCCACCACAAACATTTTCACATGGAATGCCATCACCATCGCGGTCCAAACGGCTATTACCACATTTGAGAGCAGCTTTTGCTTGAGCACAACTTACCATTTCTTTACAGTATCTAGGCACAGAGCCACATTTCAAACTCCCCTGAGAGGAAGAATTACTTTGCTTAATAATTCTATTACCACTATTTGATGATCTGCTTTTTGGTAATGTCTGAACAACAGGAGGTTCATCACTAAAAGGATTATTTACTGTCCGTTGTCGAACTTGTTCGTTATACAAACGTCTAGCTTCTTCAGGGGTCATAGTGACCCGCTGATCAGTCTGAATAGTCGTTGATGAAGGTGGTACTTTTACAGATGGAACATCATATACACAACCAGCAAATAGGATAAATATCCCTGTAAACAGAATAATAAATTTTGACACACCCCACCCCAAAAAATAATTCTTATAAAGCCAATTGACTTTAACACTTTAACACTGTTACAGTTTTAGGACTACAGCAAAATCTGTGGTCAGGCGTGAGAACCTGCAATATTTTTGACAACAGGCGCAAAAAGTCCGCCATCGGGCTATTTTTTTGCGTAAAATTCAGCTTTGCTGCTTTTTGGCAGGCTGGATAGGGCAGTCTTTTGACTGGCCGTTTCTGTTGTCACGGTATTCTCACCCCTGTTCAGTCTGTCACCATTACCGTGAGAAGTGATGGTGTCGGGTTTACATCTTGACGACAGGAATCAGCAAATGAAACATTTCGCTTCTGCACATTCGTGCACTCAAAAAAATGCTCACATCATCGAGCACACTCCAATTTACGATCTAGCTGCATACGAAAAACGCCAGCGCAAACTTAAACGTAAACAAATTTTTAAAAACATCTTAGACACCACCGTGTTCTTTTCAGCATGTTCTATCGTCTTCTCATTATTGTTTTGGGGAGTATGAGCATGAACGCAATTGCACATATTGATGACGCGGTTTTTATTCAAGACCAGCAAGTGAAAACCACCAGTTTAAAAGTGGCTGAAATTTTTGCGAAACAGCATAAAAACGTCATCCAAAAAATTGAATCTTTGGATTGTTCGCCAGAATTTACATCAGCTAACTTTTCAGCTCATGTTCAAACCATTGAAATTGGAAACGGTGCAACTCGTGAATCCAAATACTATGAAATGACCAAAGACGGTTTTATGTTTTTGGTCATGGGCTTTACTGGTGCAGCAGCCGCCAAAATTAAAGAAGCCTACATCAACACCTTTAACCAAATGGCAGCCATGCTTTACAACTTGCATGGCAACAATGAATGCATCCATATTGGTGCAGTGGTACAGCTCAAATCTGGTGGTCCTATTTATACCGTCAGTCAAATTCACCACGACAATAACGGCTTTATGCAAAATGCCGAAGTGCTTTGGCACAACAAAGGCAATCTATGCCGTGACATATTGCCTATCGCCTGTTTATCACTAGAAACCAAGAACATCATCGACAGTAAAATGCTGCATGACTTTTGGGCCAGTGTGAACAGTTACGGCATGCACAAACTTAACCACAGTCGTAACCCAAATATCTTGGCACTTAATATTTCTCAGATTTATCAGTGTATAGACGGCTTACCAATGAAGTCCCAGCTCTTTGCCATACTCATGCAAAGCCAAAGCCCTCACCCAGTGTTTATGCAGCACAATAAATCTATCCATAGTGCGCTTTTTGCAAAGACCATAAAGTGCTGGATTTTTAAGCCTGTGCCTTTACGAAACTTAGGTTTGAGCTAAATTCAAAATAGTATGCCGATTTTTATACACTTTTTTCGTTCTATTTACATTATTTAAATCAGCTTAGGTCATAATCTGTCGCAGAGCCTAATTATGAACGATGTCACTGTGAAAAAGTTGTTCTAAAATACGCGAACAACTCTGGAGGGAAAATGACAGAAACAATTACTACAACAGACAATCAAGAAGAAATTTTAATTGACCTAATTCAATTAAAAGATTGTTTAAGCCTGTATAGCAAATTCAATATCGCAGATGGTGAAAGTATTACACCAGACGAAATGCATGCGCTATTTAACTCGCTAAAGATACAGGTTGAGGGTATTGTCAAAAAGGTTGAGTTCACATTGCACTAACCTAAAGTCATTCTATAAAAAATGCCGCTTTAAGAAGCGGCATTTGTTTGTGCATAGGCTTTGGCCATGCCAATGAATCCAAGTTTGGCTTCTTCTTTTATCGACCTAAAAGCCTCAAGTACCTGATATTCATCTTCAGTCAAATTAGCTAGACGTTGACCAAAAGTAATATAAAACGTGTCAAAACCTGATTCCTGTAATGCTTCTAATTGGTTTTGATTCAGCGGATCTCCCTGCTTTTCATAACGGACTATAGATCCGACTGCTACTCCTAAAAGCTCTCCCATAGCTGGCTGTGTCAGCTTTAATCGCTTTCTTTCAGCCTTTAGTCGATTGCCTCTTTCTAAAAACTTATCATTTATCGACATTTTTACCCCAACTAGCCTTGTATCTTTCGATATTTCGTAATATGATGACTTTAACAGTTTAACACTGTTGATATATCGAAACTTTAAAAAAAGGTAACTCAAATGTCTACAGTCCAAGAAAACCGCACTCAAATGACTGGAGCGCATTTTACTCAGTCCGAAAAGGACTACATGCGTATCTATGCAGCTAAAAACCGAACAACTATTTCTAGTGTTATTCGTCAAGCCGTCACAAATCAATTAGCCAAAATTGAAGACCCTGAAAACCCTTTTTTCAATGCGAAAAATAACACCTAAGCTTCTGAAAATGCTTAGAAGTTTACAATTTCACGCAAGAGTAAACATGATGATAACACTTCAAGATTTAACGAATAAGCGCAAAACACAGCTTAAAAACCGAAATGGTACCCAAGCATTGTTGCAACGTATTCAAGAAATGCAAAAAGAACAAGGCAATCAACGCATGATTGCTGCAATCAAACTCAAAGGCTACATAGAAGCCCTTTATGACCAGAACCACATGACTTACATAGATGCATGCGACTGGCTTCATATCGTTGAAACTAAATATCAAGGTGTGAATTAATGTCAGAGATAAAACACCGCATCATTGACCGTCTTGAAAATATGTTCAGTTTCAAGACACGTGGCGAATGGTTCCGTGAAGGTGTCTGCCCACAATGCGGTAAAAAAGAACTTTATACCCATGCCCACAATCCACGTATCGTGAAATGTGGTCGTCTGGTCAAATGTGGTTATGAAGAACACGTCAAAGATATCTGTGAAGACTTATTCAAAGACTGGTCTGAATACCATCCGCAAACTGATGCAAATCCAAATGCTGCAGCAGATGCATTTTTATCTGAAGGTCGTGGTTTTGATCTTAAAAACTTGATTGGCAAATACACCCAGCAGTTCTATAAAGATTCAAATACAGGCGAATCAAGTGCCACTGTTCGCTTTATGTTAGATGACAAAAACTATTGGGAACGTCTGATTGACCGACCTGAACGTTTTGGCAATAAAAAAGCACGCTTCAATTTTGGTTTTAAAAATGCAGGTCAAGCATGGTCAATGCATGAACTTGATGAAATCTGCCGTCTTGGTGAAACAGGTGAATCACTTTGGTTTACAGAAGGAATATTTGATTCGATTGCATTAAGCCAATCAAAACAAAAATCAGCGTCATGTTTATCATGTGTCAACTACCCTTCTGCATTCTTAAAACAAATTGCAGACCGTTGTCATGAACTCAAAATTGACAAGCCACGTTTACGCTGGGCATTCGACAATGATGCAGCAGGTAAAGCATATACAGTTAAATGGCATGAACGTTCACGTGCTGAAGGTTGGTCATCTACGGCTGCACAGCCACCGGCAAATGGCGGTAAAAAACTTGATTGGAATGATTTATTCCAGTGGGACAAACTCAACCCTGATCAATTTCCAAAGTACAAACACTATGGTGAATTGCTCATTGCTGAAACGGCTGAAGAAGCAGGTCTTTTAATTTACAACTTCTATGAAGGTCGTCGTCATACCTTCTATTACAACCACAAATTCCGTTTGTACTGGTGGGAACTCGACTATGACAAATTCAACAAAGCAGTTCAGCACCTGGAAGACCGCAACAACGAAGCAGCAGAAAATGGTGGTCAGATCCTGACTGATAAAGAGATCCGTGCCAGTGCATTGAAGAACTGTTCAGCAGCAAAAGAAATCTGTAATGCTCAGATTGAACCGTTGTACTTCCAGCGTAATGAAATTACCGATGAATCTTGGTACTACTTCAAATTGCAAAGCCCATGGTCAGAAGCAAAAACAACGTTTACAGCTGATCAAATGTCATCACGTTCAAAGTTCAAACCACGTGTGATGTCAGTCATGTCTGGTGCAATGTGGACAGGTACAGATATGCAGCTGGAGACATTCATCAAACGTGAAACCGAACGTTTACGTGAAGTCAAAACCATTGATTACATTGGTTACAGCCGTGAATACCAGACTTATATTTTTGAAAAATACGCTGTTCATCAAGGGCAGATCATCCCAATCAATGAGCATGACTTTTTCAAAGTAAAACGTCAGGAAATCAAAACACTGGCAAGTTCACCAGCGATCACATTGAACCCTAAAAAACAGTTTGATCCATCATGGTGGAATGACTTCCATAAAGTCCGTGGTGCCAAAGGTATTGTGGCTTTGGCTTGGTGGATGGGTTCATATTTTGCTGAACAAATCCGTGCCATGCACAGCTCATATCCTTTCATGGAAATTGTCGGTGAAGCCGGTGCAGGTAAGTCACGTTTAATTGAAATGATGTGGAAACTTTCAGGTCGTAAAGACTATGAAGGCTTTGATGCAAACAAATCCACAAACGTGGCGGTGTACCGTAACTTTGCACAGATCGCAAACCTGCCAGTGGTCCTGATCGAAGGCGACCGTAACGATGTGAACGGCAATGCTGTTCAAAAGTCAAAATTCAGTTGGGATGAACTCAAAGATGCCTTCAATGGTCGTGCAATTCGTTCTAAAGGTTTAAAGACTGCAGGTAATGAAACCTATGAACCACCGTTTCGTGGTGCCATCCTGATTTCTCAAAACACGGCAATTCAGGCTTCAGAAGCAATTTTGACACGTACTTTGCACTTGTACTTTGACCGTAAAGGACAGTCACTGGAAACAAAACGCATTGTCGATGAACTGGATCGCATGGAACTTGAAGATGCATGCACCTTCATGACGCATTGCCTGCGTAATGAAGACAAAATCTTAGAGACATACGCATCAAAGTTACAGTCAATTGAAGACCACTATCATGAAATTGGCATTACCCATACACGTATTGCCCTATGTCATGCACAAGTGGCTGCACTGATCGAAGCAATGACCAAACACGTTTTGCCAATCGACTTGGAAGACATGCTTGAAGCACAAGACATGCTTGAAGACATGGCGCGTGAACGTGTTGAACAGTTGAATGGTGATCATCCTGACGTAGAGAAATTCTGGGATGTTTACGAATACCTGCAAGGCAATCGTTCACCAGAATGGGGCTTAAACCATCACCCTGCAGATGCTCAAACCGTCGCAATCAACTTAAACGAAATTTACAAAGTGGCTGCACGCAATTATCAGCAGCTGCCTGAAATCAATGAAATGAAGAAATTACTTCGCACCTCACGCAAGTACAAATTCATTGAAAGCAATAAACAGGTGTACTCAGACCGTTTCCCTGCCGATGACGTGGCAGCAGTGAATAAAAGTCGTGAAGCACCAGGTAAAGCAAGCCGTAACGTGAAGTGCTGGATCTTCACCAATCCAAATTTAGGGGCAAAGAAATAATGAACGCTCAAACACAAAAAGACCAAAGTTATTACACCATGATCGCTGAACATCAAGAAATTTCAGCACGTGTACTTCGCTTGCACAGCATTTTAAATCAGCATCATTGCGTTCAACACATGCCAACCGAAGCATGCATCTTGATCAACGAAATGAAAAATATTGTCGACACCGGCAAAGCACATCCTGATGGCTTGGAAACCACAGCACTGAATTTTGATGATGCCCTACCGTTCACGGATCCTGAAATAAATACCGTTCACGACTTCCAAGTGGGTGACACCGTTTGGATCCCTGATGTATTTGCACGCTACAAATTTATTGTCAGCAGTCATCAGCGTTTTGAAGTAAAGCAGATCGTTGGCACTGACCAACTATATGTCTGCCACATTGAAAATCCAAACATTCCATTCACCAATAATCAGAAATGTTTCACAGGACATTTCAGTCATTTTGCAAAAATTGAAGGAGCAGCATCATGCGTGGCGTAAATAAAGTAATCCTGGTCGGCACGCTTGGTGCCAACCCTGAAAGCAAAACCTTTCCAAATGGTGGTTCAGTTTGTCAGTTTTCAATCGCCACTTCTGAAAAATGGCAGAACAAACAAACTGGTGATTGGATTGAACAAACCGAATGGCACCGCATTGTGGCCAACAATCGTTTAGGTGAAATTGCCCAGCAATACCTAAAAAAAGGATCGAAAGTTTATATCGAAGGTTCACTTCGTACACGTAAATGGAACGACCAAAACGGTCAGGAACGTTACAGCACAGAAATTCGTGCAGACATTTTACAGATGCTGGACTCAGCACCACAGGCAAATGCGGTTTAAGGGGAATATAAAAATGTTTGAAGATGATTTTGATGATGAATTTGAAGGTTTTAATCCTTTCCGTGCTCAAAAAGAATTAATGACATTACCTGAGCTGACTGCAGATCAGTGTTTTTTATGTGATCAATGCGGATCTGGTGAACCAATTAAACCATTGCATTATAAAAATGTTTATTCACGAATGATCAATATGCAAACAGGCGAAGGTGCTGAACAGTTCGTGATGATCTATGTCTCTCCTTGCTGTAAAGCTGATTTATCCATCTGGGATGAATCAATTGAAGACTACGTTGAAATTGATAAAAAATATTATTCAGCTACTGAGGAACAAACATAAATGAACGCTGCACTGAATCAATTTGATTCAAGTTTCTTATTGGCCATGAAATATCAGTCTCCAGTGGTTCCACTGGAGGTGATCGTAAAGGACTTTTTACCGCATCTTAAAATTGAAACAGCAAAGAAGCGTGCAGCCGTTCAAGACTTGCCCTTCCCGACGTTCAAGGCAGAAGATTCAAACAAAGCCCCTTACATGGTGAACATTACAGACGTGGCAATTTGGCTGAATAAACAAAGTCAAATTTCCAAACAAGATTGGACAAACATGCACGCCTAAAAACGTGCATTGAGGGTTTAAAAATGCAATACGAAAATAATTTAGAACATTTTAACGTTCAAAAATTATGAAGGCCCCATCTTGAATGCGATCAAATGGGATAATATAAACTTTAAACATTTCAAAATCATAGCGGTGAACTAAATGAAAAAACTATCTGTACCTACGTGGCAATATCTAAATGAAAACTTCGATGCTCCTATCTTTGCAAAGACTGATAAGTACGAAGTCGGCACTGTTTTATATACGGTGAATCCACAAAAATATACTAACGCAACCATTATGGAGGTTCTATCAGATAAATATTTATTATTAACCGATATCGGGAATTTTATTCACCTTACTGAACAAGAGTTAAAAAGTAATTATTTATCTCCAGAATGTCGTCGTGTTAAATCTGAGGAAGATATAGTACTCGACAAAATTTATCCTTAAAAAAAGCCCTCAAATGAGTAATGCCAGTCAGTTAAGCAAAAAAAGTTAAAATGCTGTAAAAAGAGCGTATGTAAATACGCTCTTTTTTTATGAATTTATCTCAGAATCTAGATTTAACATTAAAACAAACCTTACCTTCACTTTCACAATTCAGTGAATTGATTGATTTAAACTGGATTGAAGATTGCTTAGACCAAACAGGTAAAGCATCAATTCGAAAAAGAAAACTGCCTGCTGAACATGTTGTTTGGCTGGTAATCGGACTTGCTCTATTTCGAAATCAACCGATTTGGTATGTGGTTCAACAATTGCAACTTGTTTTCGGTACGGCAGAATACTGTGTACCGAGTGCATCCGTACAAGCAAGACAACGCTTAGGCTTAGAACCCATGAGTGCTTTATTTTCGACATTAAGTCAGGCATGGTTTAAAGACTCACAACAACAATATAGCAACTTTCACGGTCTATGCGTTTGTGCTGTAGATGGTGTGGTTTGGTCTATGCCTCATACAGAAGAAAACTTTAAGCACTTTGGTTCATCCAAAGGCAAAACAGCAGCTGCACCTTACCCACAAGTTAGAGCGACTTGCCTGGTGAATACCAATACCCATGAAATGATTGATGCCCAAATGGGCAGTATGGATCAAGGTGAATTAACCTTAGCCAGTCAATTAAAAGCACCAGTTCGCAGTATTACCCTATTTGATCGTGCTTACTTCTCTGCTGATTTTTTAGTGAGCTGGCAATCTCAGGCAGAAGAGAGTCATTGGTTGATGCGAGCAAAGGACAACCTGCGTTATGAAGTGATTCATCATAATGCGGCTCATGACTTTCAGATCAAAATGCCTGTTTCAGCAAGAGCAAAAAAGATAAATCCGTCATTGGGTGACTATTGGGAAGCACGTTTAATTGAAGTTGAATATGCAGGAAAAATAAGACGTTACATTACATCATTAACAGATTCTAAAGTTTATCCATTCAAAGACCTTGCAATGCTTTATATCCAGCGTTGGGAAATAGAAATGTGTTATCGGGAAATTAAAAGTGATTTACAGGATGCAAGGATTTTAAGAAGCAAACAACCTGATTTGGTCTATCAAGAATTGTGGGGGGTATTTATTGCATATAATATCTTAAGAAGACAGATGAGGTTTATCGCTGAACATGCAAAGGTGAGTCCTTTAAGGATCAGTTTCCATGTTGCATCTATGAGTATTATCAATATCTTAAGGCACACACCTTTAGAATCAGCAGGAAACCTACCCAAACATTTAGCGCAATTATTTGAACAATCTAAAATATTTGTATTACCTGAAAAAAGGCAAAGGCAATGTCCGCGAGTAGTGAAAATTAAAGCACAAAAATATCCAAGAAAATGCCAGTCAATTTCTTAACTGACTGGCATTACTCAAATGAGGGCTTTTTCTTTAGCCACTTTCATGGCTTCCACAAAATCCAATCGATCACGACGGTTTTTCAGATTCACATAACGTCTTAGACTTTCCCATGATTCATGCAAACTGATCTGCTGCAGCTGGGGAATAGTCAAGCCATCTTCAGCCAATCGGGTAATCCCTTCATGACGCAAATCATGAAAACGTAAATCTTCAATCCCTGTCATCTTGATCGCTTCACGCCAACGTGATGCAAATGATTTTGCATTCAATGGCAACAATACCGACGGATCTGCCGAATCTAAACGAAGCATTTGATCACGCACATCAGGCTTCATTAATTCTTTGATGACACGTTCAGCCTGTTCAGTCACTTTAAAACTTTTATGATTGCCGGCACTGCCATTCGGATTTTTTAAATCAAAAACTTTCCATTCATTGTGATGCTGATCAAATTGATTCAAAAAAAGTCGTGTCAATTCGTCTTCACGCCTGCAGGTATAAATGGCCAACCACATAATCAGATGCAAAGGCATGGACGTTTTACTGGTTTTCCAACGTTTATAGAAATAATTGGTCAGTAATTGCAGCTCATTTGATGTCGGTAAACGGTCACGTTTCTTGGATTTCGTGATCACACGTGCATTGCGAAGACCCTTCATCGCCTGTTCCAGCTCAAAAAGGTTCACTTTTTCACCCCAAACGAGATCCGCATGCGTCAAAACCACCTTTAAATATTGCAAATCTTGCAAGGCAGTACTTGATTCAATCGGATCTGCACCGATCTCTGGGTAACCTGTTCGCCTTAAATATGTATGATCAGTAAAATCTTTCCTGGTTAAATCTGAAATTTTGACCTTTCCGATTGGCCAATTGGTTAAAAAGCGGATGCCCATGCGTTTGGATCTTCCAAAACCTTCAACTTCGTTTAAATATTTCTCCAAAGCAGCAGCTAAGGTCATGCCCTTTGAAATATTTGCAGAAATCATCAGTTCCGGATTCAATTCAAGTTCATATTCACGCTTTTTGATCCATGCTTCAGCCAATGACCTTTTACTAAACGTCTTAGACTCTGTAAAATTCGGCAGCCCTTGTCGCTTCACGCGCACCTGTGCCCTGTATTTTTTCACACCAGTGGACAGAACTCTTTCTGTAACTGTACCCATAAATTTGCACCCTGACCCAAAACCCATTTCACGGTGCAAATATGGTGCACCGAAATACTGAAATATGGGGGAATATGAGTAAAAATGCGAGTAAATGCAATATGCAAAATGTAGATAAAGCCCTGAAAAATCCACAACTTATTGATAACTCAATAAAACCTCGTATTTCCGTGGCACCGATGATGGACTAGACAACATTTAAAAATTTATTCTTATTATCAGTGGTTTAATTCAAAAATAAAAAGCACGGTGCAAATACGGTGCAAAATAACTATCGGTCCTATTATTTAGAGGACTCCATTTTTTCCTGAACAGCTCTATAAGTCTTCAAAAATATTTTTGGCAACTCTACATAACTCATCATTGCACCATTTGGTTCTTGAAAACCTAATGCTTCTGAAAAACGCTCACGCCAAAACATTTCCAAATCTCCACGTTGATAAAGTTTTGGTGGATGCATGTCAGGATCTAATAGTTTAAAAAACAGTTGAAATAATTCTTCGGTATGCATGACAGATCTCCAATAACAGTACAGAAAATATATCAGATGTAGAGATCTCACACATATATATGACAGCAATGGCCAAAGTTTGAGAAAGGCTTTTTTAATGTGATTTTGATGATTTTGAAAATTTCAGGTGAGAAAAAAAAGAGGTTAGAAAAGTTAGAAAATTATAAAACAGTATTCAAATATATGATTTATAAAGATTAATTACAATTTTAAAAAGGTTAGAAAATGGATAGATTATGGTTAGTTCTAACCTCTAATTTTGGTTAGAAGTTCTAACCTTTTATATTATTGTTTTATATAAATATTTTGACTTTTATAACTTTTTTCTAACCGCTTCTAACCTTTATAAGGTTAGAAATTTAATTATTAAATATCAGATAGTTAAATATTAAAAACCTTTCATTTCACTGTTTCTAACCTTTTTTAAGCACTATTGATTGAGTTGAAGGAACTTTTGATAAATCGAAAGTTGTAGACATTCATAGAATCCCTGTTGAATTATGTAGAACTGAATTTTGAGCATTCTGCTGTGTCATGCGCCAGTACTGCTGTGGCTTGGAGGGTCATCGGTTGGGATCACAAATCTGTTGAATATTCGACACATTTACTGGGCAGGTGAGGTGGGGGGTCAACCGCCCGGCTTGAACCGGATTCTGTGGTTTTAGAAACTTTTGCCAAAAAAAGGCCCTCACACATGGAGGGTCTTTTTTTCGTGAAAATGCTGTGATCAGCTCTGCTTATCGGGCTTCACTTGCTGTGGCCATGCCTGGTCTAATTTTTCTGCATCAATTGCGTGTCCATCAGCTGCTGCTGCGATTGCTCCACCACGGTCTGCCATTGTTTCGAGTACGGAATTGCAGGTCTTGGCGTATTCAATGAGGGCTTGATTGGAACCTGAGGACAGACGTTGGTTGGTATCACTGATCTGCTTTGACAACCGGTCAACAGCCAAAGCACTGTCACTGGCAGCAGCCAACGCAACTTGTAAGTTTTTATTTGCATTTTGTTCTGACTCCAATAATTGGTGGGCCCATACTTTTTCCGTTTCAAGTGAAGCTGCAGCAGATTCAGATCTAGCAAGATCACGTTGTGTTTCAGCTAAAGTTTTTTGTGATTCGAGTAAATCAATTTGATGTGACTTACTTGTGCAGCTAGTGACTGAAAATGCCAAAGCGATTGCCAAGGCAGCCATCACGATGAATTTCCAATTTTTTAATGCAATCGCGAGATACATTTTTTATTCCTTATTGTTTTGACGTAGATAGTTTTTCTTTCAGCAGATAGCCTTCAAGCATCCAAATTTTTTCACGTGCATTTTCATATGCGATCTTCTGACCAATGATTCGATCAAAATTTTCAGGACTTGCACATGCCGATTCACCAGTCACAGTGAAGCCATTTTCAAGTGATAAAACACAAATCGTTAATTGTGGAGCACCGCAACCTTTATAATCCTCAGCAATATAGGCAGGCTCGACATCACCAGTTAAATAACGAATCGCTTTGATTTTTGAATCAATATAGTCGGGGGTCAGACGTGGTGCATTCAAACCTTTGTCCTGAATTTCTTTTTCGATTTCATTTTCAAATGACATGACATTTCTCACTGTTGTTTAAATTGAAGTTGATGAAACTCTTTGAAGCGGATGATCTGATCACCTGCCCATTCGTTTACTGTGTTGGCAAATAAATTTTGAAGTGGAACAATTTCGGAATACCAATAGGCTTCGCGTGCTTCACTAATCGATCCGAAGCCACCGGCATTGGATGGAATGATGCCGAGCAATTGCGGTGGTGTACGTTGGGATGCAAGAACGTCATCACGTGTGACGTTTTTAATATTTAAGAATTCATCTTTGGCAGCCAATTCACTGATCGGAATCAGTTGTAAGCCATCCTTTTTTCCACCAGGTGCATGAAGGAATAAATTGCGGAAGTTACCTGGACCACGTGAATCTTTCATGGCTTGTTTCAGACCTTCCACGTCATCATCATCAATCCCTGAATCGGTCATGTATAAGATGAAGCCGGCATGAGATCCGTTGTTGTAGTACTTGCGACGGAATAAAGTTGCTGATTCATTTAGCCAAACGGATTGAAGTGCAGCGATATATTCAGGGGTACCATAGATTTCTTGATCGACATCAATTCCTTTGATGTGACAAACGGTACCAGGTTTAAAAATGTGTTCTTCAAAACCATTCAGCAGCTGTAAAAACTCATCAGGTTTTTTCATGCGTCTGGTGTACTTGGCCATGAGTCCATCATAGTGATGTGGCTCATTCAATCGATTGTCGATCCGCTGTAAATAGCCATTACCAAAAACCAAATAGTCGAAAGCAATGCGTTCAAATTCAGATGAACTGATCAATTTATTTGGCGTGAATGACGACACCAGCTGATTCTTTTTATAAAACACTGCAGTCGACAAATAAGGCATTGCCTTAAAAGATTTTGCCAAAGCATTCATACTGATGTGGGGTTCGTAATAATTGCCACATAACCATGTTTCATAGAACTGTGATAAGTCACGGCCATTCATCACCGGTTCTGCATCACCGAACGTAAATGCCTGCACTTTGCTGTCGGACATTAGTAAATCTCCATAGAGGATTTTTTAGATTTTGTTTGGTCATCAAGGGTTAAAGGTTCATTTGCGAACGCATGGAAAATGGCAAAAGCCAAATCTGCATGACCGATGTTTTCTGCACGTGATGCTTCAAATGTCATTTGTCGCTGTGAAGCAGTCAGTGTTTTACGAATAGCCATAATTGACATAGCAACGTCAGTGGATCCGGCATCAAATTCAAAACGTCCTTTGTTGATCACATCCATTGCTTTCATGACCAATTGTGTTTTGACATCGACGCTGTAATTGAAAGTCGTTAAATTGGGGAAGAACTCAAGGACCAATTGAGCAACACCAGTACCCATACCGGACTTGTCTAAGCCGATATATTTGACGTTGTATTTGGTTGTTAATTTTTTGATGTATTGCGCTTGGCTGGCAAAGTCCATGCCTTTGAACTGATGATGTTCAAGCAAACGGAATTTTGGATAATCAGGTTCAGGTGGTGCAATGACGACAAGCCCTGCACTATCTCCACTTTCAGCTGGGTCATATCCAATCCAAACAGGTTTATTCCCAAATGGACGAAGTGCCAACGGCTTAAAGTCTTTTGACCATACTTCCCATGAATCGACCATACATGGCTGAATGATGGACAGTGGAAATACACTGTGACCATCATCAACGAATTCACACATATATAAATTGGCGAATTCTTCAGGACTATTTTCAGCAATCAATTCATCAATATCGAATAGATCACAGCCTTGGCGTTCAGCATCCTGAATATTGACGATATGTCGCCACATTTTGTCGCCACACAAAGCACCGTCTCTTAATTTTGCGTGACTGGTGTCGATATCAATTCGATTTTCTTTGCTGCGACCTTTATTGAATGCGTCCCCTGTCCAGAATGCATAGGCTTCATGAGTTTTGCTAGAAGGTGTACTGAAATAGGTCTTTTTATATTGTTTTTGGGCAGCCATTGCCGAGGCCACTTTTTTTAAGGTGGCAAAGCCATGCACCCAGAAGAATTCGTCAAAATACAAGTCGCCATGGTATGACTGTGCTGTTTTGGCATTGGTACCCAAGAAAATCAGCTGAACAGTATTGCCACATGGAAGCGTGATTGAAATCGGATCGCCTTGCAGATCCACTTCAATGGACTGCATGACAAAGTTTTTGATGTAAGTTTTAAAGCCATGTGCTTGGGCTTTAGATGCAGACAAGAAAATCTGATTTCGACCAGTGGTGACAGCTTTGATCAAAGCTTCACGTGCAAAATAAAAAGTCGCACCAATCTGACGTGATTTTAATAAGGCACGATTTCGCTGTTCACGCGCACGGTACCACACCTTTTGATACTCAAATAAACCTTCATCAAAGTCTTCAAGAAGTTTTTCAACCTGTTCTTCAGTCAGTGCATTTGGCTGTTTAGGTTTACGTGGTCCAGCACTTCTATTTTTAAGTTTTGGATTCAGATCGGTTTCGTTGCCACCGTCAGAATATTTATCAATGCGTGCCATGCGCTCCAGCTGGCGCATGAGTAAATCAATTTCCTTGTAATCACCAGGTGTTTTTTTCTCAAGAATAATCAGTTTGATCAATTGAGCAGTTAAAGCTTCACCGACTCGACCTGCAGGTGCATCTTTATCCCATTCATCACGTGTTTTCCATGCATGAACATTTTTATCAGGCTCGTCGATGTAATCTGCAATCGAGCTGATTCGCCACCCCATCCAGTACAAAAATTTTGCTAGAAGGCGTTTGTCGAAGTTTAGATTTTTCGGTGTATCAAGTGCTTTATCCATTGGCTCATTAAGCCAACGCTATAACATTTATTCATTGTGGCTACTTTGTAAAACCCACTTAATACAAGCCTTTTGCATTGAATGTTTATGCCGTTCTTCCGATTCTGCTAACTACTTTAAATAGATTTTATCTATCGACATAGACACAGGATTCAGAAATGAAGAAATCCAAATTTTTCCGTGTTGCAGTAGCAGGATCCACGACTGATGGTCGCGTGATCGAAGCAACATGGATTCAACAAATGGCTGACAGCTACGATCCAAATACATACACAGCCTTGGGCAATCTTGAGCATTACCGTGGTTTTTCACCTAGTTCTGAATTTGGCACGTATGCGAAAGTGACAGCTTTAAAAGCTGAAGAAGTCGAAATTAACGGCACCAAAAAACTTGCATTATTTGCTCAAGTTGATGCCTTTGATCAATTGCTTGCATTACACAATGCAGGTCAAAAATTATTTACGTCCATTGAAGTCAATCCAAATTTTGCAGATACCGGCAAGGCATATTTGGTCGGTTTAGCATTTACTGACACCCCAGCTTCATTAGGTACGCAAATCATGGAATTTGCTGCTAAACAGCCTGAAGCGAACCCATTTGTGGGGCGTAAACAAGATGCAGCCAATTTATTTACTGCAGCTGAAGAAGCATCAATCGAATTTGAGGACGGCCAAGAAGCCCCAGCAAAGGGCCTGTTTTCTAAAGTTTTGGATTGGTTGAAGCCACAACAAGAAGAACAAGACAATAAAAATAAAGACCAATTCAAAGAAGTATCTGACTCACTTGAAGCGATTGCCAAAACGTTTGGTGAAAGTCAGACCAAGTTGCAAAAGGTCGAAACTGAGTTTTCGGAACTTAAAACCAAGCATTCTAAATTGGAAAAAGACTTCACTGATCTTAAAGCCAAATTAGAAGGCGAAGAAAATCCAGGTACACCACCTGCCCCTGAAAACACTGGCAACTTCTCTGAACAAATCGAGTGCTAATAGTTTAATCACTGTCAGCAGTCTATAAATATTGCTTATAAGCGAGAAAAAAATGCGTAACGATACACGTAAAAAATTTAATCACAGTTTGGCAAAAGTTGCTGAACTCAACGGTGTTGAATCGGCACAGGTGCAATTCACAGTAGCACCTGCACCAGCTCAAAAAATGGAAGAAAAAATTCAGGCTTCAAGCGAATTTCTTCAAAAAATTAATGTCATGCCTGTCGATACTCAAACAGGTGAAGCAATTGGTTTATCTGTCAATAAAACAATTGCAGGTCGTACTGATACATCAGGCAATGGTGAACGTACTCCAACTGATCCAACCGGTTTAGGTGCAGACAAATATGAATGCAAACAAACCAATTTCGATGTGGCGATTCCATATGCAAAACTTGATGCTTGGTCAGTTTTCGCAGACTTCCATCAACGTTGGACTAATGCCGTTGCTAAAGCAATTGCTTTGGACCGTATCATGATCGGTTTCAACGGTACATCTGCAGCAGCAACCACTGACCGTTCTACAAATGCAAAACTACAGGACGTGAACATCGGCTGGTTACAAAAAATCCGTACCAATGCAGCTGATCGCGTAATGTCGACAGTGACAGTTGGTGCAGCTGGTACATACAAAAACTTAGATGCCTTGGTGGTTGATGCAGTCAATGAATTGATTGATGAAGTCCATCAAGATGATACGGATCTCGTCGTGATCTGTGGCCGTTCACTGTTGGCAGACAAAAACTTCCCGATTGTGAATGATGCATCTGACAATACCAATGTATTGGCTGGTCAAGTGCTGTTAAGCCAAAAACAAATTGGTGGCTTACCTGCAGCGCGTGTGCCGCATTTCCCTGACAATGCACTTTTAATTACGTCTTTTGACAACCTGTCAATTTACTATCAAAAAGACGCAAAACGTCGTTACATCCAAGAAAAACCAAGTAAAAACCGCATTGAAGATTATCAATCTTCAAATGAAGCGTATGTGATCGAAGCATACGAAAAAGTGGCATTGGTTGAAGGCATCACAATCGAATAATAGGTGATTTATGTTGAGTCCAGCTCGACGACATCGCCTTCAGGCTTTGGCAGCAAAAGAAGCTGCCAAGGCTGACGAATTTGGTGGTGTACGTCCAGACGCAAGCGTCTACCAATTACAACTGACCGAACTCAAAAACGATATTCATGTTTTACGTTCAATTCAGTCGCAAGAAAAACGTGCTGAAGCGAAAAAAGAACTTATTCCAAAGCACATGCCTTATGTGCTGGGTATTGTTCAGTCAGGCGCAAAAGTTGAACAGGATGAAGTCATTACCACCATCATGCTGTGGTGCTTTGACTGTGGTCTATTCAATCAAGGTTTAAGCCTTGCTGAATATGCTTTAGAACAAAACTTAAAAATGCCTGATTCATTTAGTCGCAGTACTGCAAGTATTGTTGCTGAAGAAATTGGTAATGCTGCACACAAAGCTTATCAAGACGGTCAAATATTCAAATTCGATGTGCTTTATAAGGCAGATCAATTGACTGCCAACCATGATATGCACGATCAGATTCGCGCCAAATTATATCTGGGACTTGGTCGTACTTTATTGCAATTAGAACATGGAGCCGAAGCAGTAGAGTTCATTAAAAAAGCGATTGCAAAAAATGAAAACTGTGGCGGTAAAACTGATCTGAAAAAGGCTGAAAAGCTTTACAAAGAACAATTAAAAAATTCACCTGAACCGATGCTGAATGCTGATGGTTCACAGGTCGTCGATGATCAAGGCAACTTGATGTTTCATCCGACGTAACGAGTGCCCCGCGCCAACCGAGGGGCAGAATTGACGCTGTAATGACATTTTTATGCGTAATTACAAACTCAATTCTCCACCCCTCAACTATTAGAGAATGACAATGACCGGACTAATTGCAAACGGCAACCGCAACAATGAAGAAGTTGTCATCACCAGTGATTCATTTTTCCCTGGCATATCTAGCAAAGCGATTCGTGAAGCATTGCGCTTTGATGGAAGTATCACTGATCAGCGTTTAATTCCTGCAATTGAATCAGCCATCATTGAAGTCAATGATCAGCTCGAATCCCTGACATCAAAAGCAGCATCACTTGCTGAAATCAGTCCAAAAACCATCACCACAAAAGGTGTGGAAAAACCCATCACTGAAGTTTTGTATTTTCGTGCCGTTGCAGCAGCTGTTGGTGCTGAACTGACTGAAAAGTATCGTGCTTATGACACTAACAACAATGGTGGCCAAAAAGCAGATGATCTGACACCAACGATTGATGATTACCGTCGAGATCTGCGCTTTGCCATTCGTGATTTAAAAAAAATTCGTCGTTTGAATGTGGAGCTGGTATGACTCAGAAATGTAATTCATGTTTCAAAGGTTTTGATGGACGCAATGGAAATGGCTATCAGCCTTGTTCATGCCTCAAAAAACCTGAATTTGTTCCTGTGCCTGGACCAATCAAAATTGATACACGCTCAAAAAACAGAACTAGCTTCTGGGGAAAGTGGTTTAAATGAAAACTGTTTATGCCATTCAGAATGACACGGTTGACGCAATTTGTTGGCGCAACTATGGACGTTCATCTGGTGTGGTCGAAGCAGTACTTGAAGCCAATCCACACTTGTCTGAATTTGGTCCATTTCTCCCGATGGGGACAAAGGTTCAGTTACCAGAACTTCAAACACAACAAAATAAAACGCAAAGCATTCAGCTTTGGGATTGAGAACAAAAAATATGGCTGAACCAACCACATCAACGACTGTCGCAATTACCGCTTCTGCCGGATTGGTATCACTCCTTCCCTTTGTGAATGGTGATGCACTGTTTGGTGCCGTAATTGGTGCAGCATTTTTGGCATATACCCAAGTGTCACTGAGCTATGGAAAACGTATTTTTTCGCTCATGTTGTCCGTTGCCTTGGGCTATGCCTTAGCCCCTGAAATTTCAAACCGAACTGGTGTGAACAGTCACACGGTCATTGCTTGCTTTACCAGCATGTTTGCCTTGCCTGTTTTGGTGAAGGTCATGAAATGGGTGAATAAGTCGACATTGACTGAAATATTCAATACCACTTCAAAATTCTTTTCTGCCCTGTCCAACACTTTTGGAAAGGAGAATAAAAAATGATGCAACTCATGTTGTCGCCATTGGCACAAACAATTTTTTCCATCGTTGCCGTGCTGTGCTATGTGGCATGTGCATTCCGTATTTTATGTTTTGATCGTTTGCACCTGCAAAAATGTTCGTTTCGACTATTTGCAGTTGTTCTGATCGGTGCATTCCTTGCACAAAGTATTCATATCATTTTCATTAAAGATCCGGTCACGATTTGGGATGCCATTCTCGCGGTGTTCTTAGTGGTCTTTATTTTTCGAAGTAAAGGCAATGTCGTTTCAATGCTAAGGAGCACACCATGAGCACTTTAAAATTAGGTTCAAAAGGTTCAGCCGTCACTGAATTGCAAAAACTGCTGATTAAAAATGGCATTACTGGACGCAATAAAAAACCAATCAGCATTGATGGCGATTTTGGTGAAAATACTGAATATGCAGTGATTCAATTCCAGAAATTGAAAAATCTGAAAGTCGATGGATTGGTCGGTGACTACACACTAAAAGCCCTACGTGGTGAATGCACCAGTAAACTTTTAAAAGAAAGTGATTTAGTTGAAGGTGCCAAACGTTTGGGTGTGCCTGTCATCGTAATCAAAGCCATTGCTGAAGTTGAAACGCTGGGTGAAGGTTATTTGCCAAATGGTAAGCCTAAAATTCTGTTTGAACGTCACCGCATGTATTTCTATTTGAATCAGAAATTCGGCAAAACCAAAGTCAATGCACTCATGGCCAAACATCCGAATATTGTGAATACCAAAACAGGTGGTTATCACGGTGGATCTGCTGAGTACACACGTTTAAGTCAAGCCAAACAGCTTGATGAATCATGTGCATTACAGTCTGCATCGTGGGGACGTTTTCAGCTGATGGGTGAAAACTGGAAAGCCTTAGGTTATGGATCTGTTCAGGAATTTGTGGCACAGCATGAACAAAGTGAAAGCCTGCAGTTTGAAGCATTCCTTCGCTACTGTGAAACCAAGTCAGGTGAAGTGGATGACAAAAAATGGATGCTCATCGATGCGTTACGTCAAGAAAATTGGCATGTCGTTTTTTCGCTGTATAACGGCAAAAACTATAAAAAACTGGGCTATGACACTAAGTTTTTACGTGTGATGAACCGCCTCGATCCAAACTATAAGAGTGCAAAAGCTGCATGAAAAAGCCCAATCAATTAAGAGAATATTTACTCAAAGCGATTCCTGATCTGAGTCCTGATCAGGATCGTTTATTGATCTTCACCAACAATGGTTCACTTCGCAGTACCATGGTCAGTGGTTTTAGTTTTGAAATGTCATATACCTTGGATCTGGTCATTACTGACTATGCCGGTGATGTCGATGTTATTGGTGTCGTGCTGTTCACGTGGATTGCAGAAAATCAGCCTGAATTGATGGCCAACCATGAGAAAGGCAAACAAGCCATCAGCTTTGAAGCTGAACTGATTGATAACAGTAAATATGACATTAACTTTCAAATTCCACTGACTGAACGTGTCGTTGTGAAAAAGTTGTCCGACGGCAAATTAGAACTCAGTCATCCTGAAGAACCAAAGTACACAGAATATGAACCTGCCACTGATTTTGAAGTCATCGATCCATCGGGTGAAGTCATTGCTTCATGGACCACTGCTGAAAAACAAGGTTGGTCATTAGATATGCCACCGACAGGTCGAAACCCATGACGAACAATGTTGAAGAACTTGCCACCTACTTACAGCCGTATTTAGAACGGTTGTCAGTGGGTGAACGTGCCAAGCTTTCAAAACAGATCGGTCGTGATTTAAGAAAAAATCAGGGCAAACGTATTTCTGCACAACAAAATCCTGATGGCTCAACATACACCCCAAGGCGCAAACGCCTACGTGAACAAAAAGGCAAAATTAAGCGCAAAATGTTCACCAAATTAAAAAATACTGCTCATTTAAAATTGCTCAGCACCGCTGATGCCATTGCGATTGGCTTTGTGGGTCGTGTTGCACGTATTGCCCAAGTACATCAGGAAGGTTTAAAAGATCGTGCGGAACGTGGCGCACCGAGTGTGGTCTATCCAAAACGTGAACTTTTAGGCTTCACAGATCATGATCTAAAACTGATTGAAGACTCATTCTTAAAACATATCAATCTTTAAGTTTTCAACATTGTAAAACTCACTTAATACAAGCCCCATCAGCTGAAAAGGCTTAGTCCTTGACGCAAAGTGTTTGTATGAATGCAGATACTAACCGTCGTCTTGAAAATATTGTTCGATTTGGAACCGTCAAGACCATCAATCCGTCTAAACCTATTCCACGTGTCATCGTCAATTTAGGCGATATAGAGACACCAGAAATCCGTTGCCTGAATATTCGTTCTGGTGACGATGCAACTTGGGACATGCCATCGGCAAATGAAGAATGTGTGGTCATTTCACCCTGTGGTGATATCGGTCCAACAAGCTTTGTCTTGTACGGCTTTTATAACGATGAACACCCTGCACCCTCTGATGATCTAAACAAAAAAATTCGTATGTTTACCGATGGCTGTGTCATTGCCTATGACATTAAATCTCATGAATTATCTGCAGTGTTACCTACAGGCGGAAAAGCAAATATTGTTGCGGATGTTACCGTAACTGGTACTTTACATGTGACAAAAGATATTACAACGGATGCTGATGTCACTGCAGGTAATATCAGCTTGAAAAAACACAAAACTTCAGGCGTTCAAGGTGGTTCTGCAAATTCAGGAGTACCAGTTCCATGATGTCACGCAATACCGGATTAAGTTTATCAAGTGAAGCTGATCAAATTCGTCAATCCATTCAAGACATTTTAACCACACCGATTGGTTCACGAATTATGCGTCGAAACTATGGTTCATTATTACCGCAATTAATTGATGCTCCATTTAACGATATCACTCGCCTGCAATTATTAGCTGCTACCGCAACTGCACTGATGCAGTGGGAAGATCGAATCAGTATTGAATTCATATCAATTGATCCGATTGATCAAGGAAAATTTATTTTAGACCTAAGCTTAATAAAGCTTGATAACAATCAAAATCAATCTTTAAGTATTCCATTAAACTTTGGGGCGATCTCATGAGCACCGTTGACTTTTCTCAATTACCAGAGCCAAACCTTATTCAGGAGCTGGACTACGAGTCCATTTTCAATGAACGCAAAGAAAAGTTTATCGCGTTATACCCAGCTACTGAACAGAACCAATGGCGGACGATTCTGAATCGTGAATCAGATCCGGTCGTAAAAGTTTTACAGGAAAATGCCTATCTTGAACTGTTATATAGAAATAAATGCAATGCTGATGCACGGTCTTTATTGCTGGCCTATGCTGAAGGTTCTGATTTAGATCACTTAGCTTTAACTGAATATGGCCTAATCCGTTTAATTGTCACCCCTGCAGATAACTCAGTAGTTCCACCTAGTCCAGCTATTTATGAATCTGATGAACGATTACGTGAGCGTTGCTTATTATCTTTTGATGGGATGAATACTGCTGGATCTGCAAATGCGTATCGCTATTTTGCTTTATCCGCAGACGGTCGTGTTGATGGTATTAAAGTTCGATCAGAGCCTGAGAATCCATATTTATTAGATGTTGTGATTACACAGGTTGATAGTATCAATGGGCAAGCATCAGAAGAGTTGGTTTCAATTGTTCAAGCTGCATTAGATCCTGATCATGTGCGTCCTATCTGTGATAGACCAACAGTAAAATCTAGTTTGGCCACAAATTACCAAATTGAAGCAGTTTTATATGTGGGTAAAAATGCTGAAGATGCATTGTTACTTGAAGCTGCAAATATTCGATTAGATAAATACATTAAAAATGCTCAAAAAAACGGTGAAAGTATTTACCTATCTGCAATTTATGCTGCATTGCATGTAGATGGGATTGAGCGAGTACAAATTATTTCACCGACAGCAGATTTGGTAATGGATAATTATCACCATCCATATTGCACCACAAAAAGTATTACGGTTGGAGGTGTAATTTGACAAGTTTACTTCCTCCAAATTCCACAGACTTAGAAAGAAAACTTACTGAAGTTGGTAAGGATGCTTTTAATTTGCCATCAATTCGTATCATCAAAGATATAGATAATGTGCCATCACAGTTTTTACCCTTCATCGCTTGGCAAAAGTCAGTCGACTATTGGGATGAAAATTGGCAAGAAGCTTTAAAACGTAAAGTCATTAAGGAGTCACGTGATTTACATCGACTAAAAGGCACACCTGCGGCTATTAAAAAAGCATTGGAGCCTTTTGGCTACGAAGTGACTTTAATTGAGTGGTTTAAAGCTGAACCTAATTTAGTGCCGGGCACTTTTAATCTAGAGCTAAACGTCATTGGCAAAAGTTTAAATGCTGAAACATACAGTGAAATAAATAGATTGGTGTCTGAATCTAAAGCAGCGTCACGGCATTTAGCAAACCTTACCGTAACAATTAACCCAATTTTAACGATACGCAACCTTATTGTGCATCAAACAGCATTAACGTATATAAGTGAGCCGAGGTCATAATGGCTGAATATCATAATGTCACAACT